CCTGCCGAGCAAGAGATGATCGGTAAAGAGATGGCAAAACAGGTAGTAAGAAGCTTTACCAAAGAATTGCGCAAAAACGGCATGGGATACAAGGTTTACACCATATAGGAGAAATTATGGAAACGGACTCAAAAGCAGTCGCTCAGAAAGAGCAACCCATCGAACAAGGTAATGTTCAAGAAAGCACCAACACTTCCTCTGAAGTTGGACAGCTTATCGCAGATGCGAAGAAATACAGAACCCAGAGGCAGGCAGCTGAAGCAAGGATAAAGGAATTGCAGGATCAACTCGATGCTCGCGAAGAAGCAGAAATGCAGAAGAACAACGAGTGGCAGGATCTTGCTACCAAGTACAAGTCTGAACGAGACGAGTATAAATCTCAGGCAGAAGAGGGTCAAAAGGTGAAAGAGGCGGTACGAAAAGACCTTTTAAATCAGCTATCCGATGACGACAAAGAGTTTGCGATTGACTTGCCAACTGAAAAATTGCAGAAATTCGTAGCTCGGTCATTTAATCAGAAAGTTAAAACGAACGAATCTTATTCGACACCAATGCCTGATAAGGGCGCTAATCCTTTTGACACAATGGATAAGAATGAACGTCAAAGGAATTGGAGTAAGGTTCTTTCAAATTACGCTAAAAAATAGCGTGGAAAGGTAGTAATACCAAATGGCATTAAGTGAAAATTTTGCTGGTGCTTCGGTCACTACAACTACCGCTAGAACATAGTTTGTGGCGGTATAAAATCGCGGAATTAAGCTGGAAGGCTAAGTCGTAAGATAAGCTAATCAGAACCGAAGGCTATACTAAGTATGGTCAGGGGCAGAGCATAGGTCTTGAAATAACAGATCCACGAGGCCGCGACAATCTAAATGATTGAAAAGATATGCCGAACTTTAGGGAAACCTAAAGAAATAGAGGATAAAAAGCCTTTATGATAACAAATTGGCAAATTTTATTCCTGAGATTTGGACTGATGGAGTAAAAGCATATTTAGAACGCAATCTTGTGTTCGAACAATGTGTGGATACTTCTTTAAACGGTCTTGTCAAAGGTAGGGGTGATGTTTTTCATATCCCTAAATTGGCAGAGGTAAGTGACGCAGCTAAAGCAGCAGAAACACTCGTAACTTACTCAGCTTCAACGCATGCGAAGTCCGATCTAACTATTGATCAACATCGTTACGCAGCGAAGCTTGTAGAAGATATCGCTAGTGTTCAATCCATACCTGGTCTTTTTGAAAAAGAAGTATCTGGAATGGCTTACGCACTTGCTAAGACTTACGATGCTTACATCGAGTCTAAAGTAGAAGCAGCTACTACTAACAGTACAGCTCTTGCAGGAGATAACACAATCACAGCAGCAGAAATTCGTGGGGGCATGAAAACCCTTATGGAGGCCGATGTGGACACTAATGAGTGTAATTTTGTGGTTTCACCAGCGTTGTATACTGCTATGCTCGGAATCTCTGATTTCGTAGACGCTTCTAAAATGGGAACAGGCCCATCTGGATTGAAAAATGGTCAGATCGGTATGCTTTATGGCATGCCAGTTCTACACTCGACAGTTATGGGGGCATCAACCTCAACTGGAGTGGAAGTTGGCTATATATTCCATCCAAGCGCGGTTTCCGCAGCTCGACAACTAGAACCAAGAGTACAAGCTGAATACAGCGTGGACTTCTTAGGAACTAAAGTGGTCAGCGATATGCTTTACGGAGCAGTTACAGTTTTTGAGGGAAGAATTCAAGAATTCAAGAATCCTTAATTCTTAATCATTAACAACAGGATCAATATGGGGGTCTTTATGACCCCCATTCCTTAATTATGTTTAGAACTTACGATTATCAATGTAAAAAATGTGAAGAAGTCTTTGAAGCCATGACAAAAGTGGATGAAAAGGCTAAATGTGCTTGTGGGTCTACCGATCTAAAAAGACTTATGGGCGCACCTTTATTTGAATTAAAGGGGAATGGTTGGCCAGGGAAAGAGTTTAAAGCTCAGTCAGACTGCAAACGTATGGCCAACGGTCAAACAATATAAGTGTAGTCTAATCCTCTTTAATTGAAGTCTATTAACAGGGGAAACTAAATGGCTAATTACAATTCAGATTATACTGGAGCGCAAATTGACAGCGCAGTATCCAGAGCAAATTCAACCGATGTAACCGCAGGAACAGTCGCAGCGAGTAAGGCTGTTGTTGTCGATTCCAATAAGGATATCACAGGATTTCGGCACATTACAGCAACAGGAACGGTTACAGCAGCAAACGTATCACTTACTGGCAACGTAGATTTAGGAGACGCATCAGGCGATACGGTTACAATCACAGGGTCTATCGACTCTAATCTTATACCAGCAGCAGACGATACTTATGATATTGGTAGCAGTTCGTATGCCTGGCAAGATATTTACCTCGAAGGGGATATATATTTATCAGATGCTACAGAAATTGATGTAGCAAGTGGAAATTTAACTGTAGATGTAGCTGGAGACATCGAAATCAACGCAGATGGCGGTGATATTACTTTTAAAGATGCCTCTAGTACACTTGCAGCGATTGATTCAAGTGGCGATTTTAACGTAGCTGGCTCAATCGAAACAGCAACAATAGACTACACCGATGGTGATTTAGCCATGACCATTGCTGATGGTGGCGGAGTAACCTTTGCTCAGACTTCAAGCCAAGTTTCAGGTTCTACTATCGGAAATGTAACGATTGCCAACGGTTCAATAACTGACTCAAGTGGCACTATTTCCCTGGGAGACGAAAATCTTACAACTACAGGTGTAGGAACTTTTGCTTCTTTAGACATTAGTGGTAACGCTGATATTGACGGAACTATGGAAGCAGATGCTTACACAGTAGATGGTACGGCCTTAAATGAATACATAGCCGATACTGTCGGAGCGATGGTTGGGTCTAATACTGAAACCAACATTACTGTTACATACGAAGATAGTGATAATACGCTAGACTTTGTAATTGGTACACTTAACCAGGATACAACTGGTACAGCAGATAACATTACTGTTTCCGCTAATAATTCAAGTGATGAAACTGTATATCCAGTATTTGTAGATGGAGCGACAGGATCTCAAGGCGCTGAATCAGATACAGGATTAACATACAATCCTTCTAGTGGTCTTTTAACCTCTACGCTTTTTGCTGGAACATTAAATACAGCAGCTCAAGGAAATGTCACAAGTCTGGGAACGCTTACAGCATTAACAGTTGATAACATAGCCATTGACGGAACTACGATAGGACATACAGGGGATACTGACTTAATCACCCTTACTAGCGGTGTTGTAACAGTAGCAGGCGAAGTAGATGCTACAAGTTTAGACATCTCTGGTAATGCAGATATAGATGGTACGCTTGAAGCTGATGCTTATACGGTAGATGGAACGGCATTGGCAACGTATATTAGAGATACCGTTGGTACAAATATGCTTTCTAGTAATACAGAAAGCGGTATAACTGTTACCTATGATACTTCAAACGATAATATAGACTTTGCAATAGACGCAGCACAAACAGGTATTACATCACTATTAGCAACTGATATTAAGATCGGTGAAGATGATCAAACTAAAATAGATTTCGAAGATGCTGATAAAATAAATTTTTATGCTGGGAATGAAAAACAATTAATCCTTGAAGATGGGGCTTTATATCCAGGCTCAGATAATATAATTGATCTTGGTAAATCAGATAATGAATTTAAAGACGCTTTCTTTGATGGAACTGTTACAGCAGACGCTTTTGCTGGGCCTATAACTGGTGCTGTAACTGGTAATGCTGATACTGCAACTTTAGCAACTACTGTTACTGTTTCAGATAGTACAGCAAATACAAATTTCCCAGTTGTATTTCATAATGAATCAAATGCCTTATTAGATGATACTAATACACTTTATTATAACCCAAGCACCACAACTTTAAGAGTACCAAATTTAAGCGTAGCTGGAACTACAACTACAGTAGATACTGTAACAATGAATGCTCAAAATGCGATTGTATTTGAAGGGGCAACAGCCGATTCAAGCGAAACAACTTTAAGCATTGTAGATCCTACTGCCGATCATACTCAATATTTAATTAATCAAGGTGGATATATTCCAGTCTTGGCAGCAGCCACAACTACTGCTATCTCAGCAACTCCAGAAGAAATAAATTTAATTGATGGAGGAACAGCCAGAGGAACAACTGCTGTAGCGTCTGGAGATGGGATCTTGATCAATGATGGTGGAACAATGAGAATGACTAATGTTGATACAGTTTCAACATATTTCTCAAGTCATAATGTTGGTGGTTCAAATATTGTTACAACTGGGGCATTGAATTCAGGAAGTATTACAAGTGGATTTGGAACAATAGATACTGGCTCAAGCAATATAACTACAACTGGTGTTGGTGCTTTTGGATCGCTTGATATATCTGGAAATGTAGATGTAGATGGAACTTTAGAGGCTGATGCAATAACAGTAGATAGCGTAGCATTAGCCACATATATTAGAGACACAGTTGGGACTAACATGCTCAGTAGCAATACTGAAAGTGGAATTACTGTTACCTACGATACAACGAATGATAATATAGATTTTGCAGTAGATGCTTCTCAAACTGGCTTAACATCAATATTGAATACAAGTTTAGTAACTGGTAGGGATGCAGACAACCAAATAAAATTCAGTACAGATGATGAAATAATTTTTAGAGTTGCTGGTGGTGACGGTGTAACAATGAAAGCAAGTGGCGAAATTGAAGCAACTTCATTAGATATTAGTGGTGCAATAGATGTGGATGGCACAACCAATTTAGATGCAGTTGATATTGATGGGGCAGTTCAGTTAGACGGGACTCTTACAGTAGGTACTGATGGATCAGGACAAGATGTTGTTTTTCATAGTGGAACAAGTGGGGACAATTTAACTTGGGATTCCTCTGAAGAAAAATTAATAATAACAGGAACAGTTGGGGCAACTGCTTTAGACGTAGCAAACGGCGATGTAAGATTAGGAAGAATTTTTACAGGTAAACATACAGGCGATTATGGAGAAATAGGAGAAGGTTATTATATAGATAGCAATACTGCTAAATATAAATATAGTGACACTGCTACAAGACTTTATATGGGTGCAAATCAATTTCATTTCTATGGAGCATCTGCGGGAACAGCAGATAATGCTATAACTTGGGTTCATAAGATGGGACTGGATGCAAGTGGAAATTTGGGAATTGGTACTACAAGCCCATCATCATTATTAAGCTTAGTAAAAGAATCTGCAGATTGTGAATTAAGATTAGATACATATAGCGATACAGAAGCGCAATCAAATTATGTAACATTTAGAAAGGCTGATGGTTCAGAAGGAAGCCCAGCATTGGTTGACGATAATGCCATTCTTGGGGGGTTATCATTTCAAGGTTATGATGGAAGTGGTTGGCATGAGTCAGCGTCTATTAAAGCTCAAATAAACGGAACTCCGTCAGATGGAACTGATATGCCTACTGAGCTATTATTTGCAACAGCAAATGAAGCAGAAGGCTCTCCAACTGTAAGAATGGCTATTTCTCCAGCAGGCAATGTCGGAATTGGTACTGCTTCAATGATGCAAGACTTTGGTGACGGAAGAACATCGCTTGCCATAAAAGGTACTGATTCAGCGGATTATGCCACATTGCAAATGGGGAACTACGGTACATCTGGCAACGACCAAATACTTGGTCATATTGCTTTCTATGATGGAACAAGCAGAAATGCAGCGATATCAGCTCAGAGACAAACAGGTACAGATGATGCTTATATATCATTCGCTACTTCCCTAAGTGGTGGAAGTGTAACTGAAAGAATGCGGATTGACAGAGGTGGCAATGTAACTATAGGAGATAATGCATCAGGTGTAAATAGGGTTTTAGAAATTACAGCTCATACTGATTCTATT